GTCTTCACCCTTGCGAGGTTATCTCGTGAGGTGTGGGGTGACCAAGCGGTTGAGTATCTCTCAGCACGGTTGGATAGCGTTATATCCCACGATCAACTTAAAGCATTAATACACGAACTGGAATGGGAGGCAAAATCATGAACGATTCAATTAGCTGGGGCGAGTTAGCCGAACTCACCCATGAGTCACAGGTCGAGCGATTTGGCTTCTGTTCTTGTGAGGATCTTGAACCTCATGAGTATCCCTATCCATCATGCCTAACAAGGTTGATGTCATGAGTATCCGCGCAGAAATTGGCGCCGAGGTCGATGACCTAGTCAACGGCAAATTTGAGGAGGGCTCTCTTCATGGGCGCACTCTAAGTATTGTCCACTCGATTATAAATCTTGAGGGCGAAGAGGCTACCGATGAGGAATGCCTATGGATGATTCACGATGTCATCAACCACTGGTCAGAACAAGCAGATGAAGGAAAATTTTGATGGACTTTGAGACTGTTATACCTATTGAGTCTAAGCCGAAGGTGTATTCAAAATTTTCGGACAAAAATACAAGAGAGCAGATATTGCAATCATTGCAAGATGAAGGACGACTTCATATCATCAAAGTAGGGGAGGATGAATGACGATTTCAACTAAAGATGCAATTATGATCCATATGCTTAAAACAGGTAATTTTGAAGATGCAACGCTAACCGTCAAAGGTTTGGTGGGCGCTAACCTCGTGGCAGCACGGGTTGCGTTACAAGAGTTACCTAAACCATTAACACAAGAGGATATAGATAATGTTCTTGCGTTCATTATTGAAGCGGAAGCCACCCTTGAATATCTAGGAGATGTGGAGGATTAATTGAATGGCAGTAAAAGCATATGAAAACCTCAAACCAACTGCGGATTTATGGGAATGGCAAAATCAAGGTAATTGCGTAGGCAAGGATCCTGAGATGTTCTTTTTAGAGCATAACATGCGTGACTCCATGAAGCGCAAGAAAGAAACAGAAGCAAAAGCTGTGTGCAAAAGTTGCCCGGTAATTGCTAAATGTTTAAATCACGCGTTAAGTGTCCCTGAAGCCTATGGCGTATGGGGTGGCTTGAGTGCTGATGAAAGGTTTTATTACAACACCAAGAGAAGGGTAAACGCATGAAGGCTGTATCGCTGTTTGCTGGTGTAGGTGGATTTGATTTAGCGTTGGAGAATGCTGGTGTATCAGTCGTTGCTTCATGTGAAATCGATAAACACGCACGAGCTGTGCTTGCAAAACAATTTCCAAACTCAAAACTAATCAACGATGTAAAGGATGTAACAGGTGATCAACTTAGAGAACTCGGATTCAACGGTAGTGAAGGAATTATTGTCGGAGGATTTCCATGCCAGGATCTGTCCGTTGCGGGAAAACGAGCAGGACTTGCTGGCTCTCGAAGTGGACTCTTCTGGGAAATCTGTCGCATCCTCGACGAAACGAAAGCGAAATGGTTCGTCCTCGAAAACGTCCCCGGTTTGCTGTCATCTAACGACGGAGCAGACATGGGCACCGTCCTCCAAGCGTTGGCTGAGCGCGGGTATGGGGTCGCATACAGGATTCTTGACGCTCAGCACTTCGGAGTCGCCCAAAGAAGGCGTCGAGTCTTCATTGTTGGATGTCTTGGAGACAACGGGAGCGCACCTGCAGAAGTACTTGCTCTCATCGAGGGCATGCGAGGGCATCTTGAGACGAGCGACAAAAAGAGGAAAGTCATTGCCAGCGCTACTCCACTCAGCACTCGAGCGGGGGATGGAAGAAAAGTAGCTAACGCTATTCCAGCAGAGATTTACCATCATGCAACAGTAGTCAACCAAGATGTGGACAGTGGTCACCTTGTGGTTCATCAAGAGTAGGAGAGCACAGACTGTGGATGATTTTGAGACATGGGTAGATGGAGAAGTTACTCCAACACTCAACGCGTTTGATAACAACGGGGACACTCGTGCAACGGTATTGATCTTCTATGGTAATCGAGTCGATGACATTCGTATTCAAGGAGGAGTAATCAATACACTACAAGCACGTATGGGAACTGGTGGAAACAATATGCCAATGCTGGCGTATCCAATACAAGATGGGCGTGATATGGAAAAGAAACAGAACGGTTTAGGTGTAGGTGAAGAAAATGATCCTTCATACACACTAGATAGAACTGGTGGTCAGGCTGTTGCTTATCCAATTCAAGGCACAGTAATTGGTCGTAGTGATACAGCTGGACCGCAAGGAAAGGGTTACGGCAATCCTGATGATCCTATGTTTACTATCGATACAGTTGGAGGTCATGCAGTGGCACGAGTAGGTAACTTTGAGTTGTATGACTTCCCTAAAGAAGATGTGGCGCCAAGCCTTAACGCTCGACGTGCTAAAGATACGTTGGCTTATGAGGACGCTGTTGTTCGCAGACTAACTCCGTTAGAGTGCGAGCGCTTGCAGGGCTTTCCTGATGGTTGGACTGATAGCCAGTCTGATTCACAGCGCTACAAGCAAATGGGTAATGCTGTTGCAGTACCTGTTGTTCAATGGATTATCAACCGTATTGTGGAGGTAGATAATGCAAGACCTGATGCAGAACCTAAAGAATAAATGCATTGAGATTCATAATGCTGGTGGGTTGGATGCTGTTGATCGGTATCTTGATGAACACCACCGCCTGATTCCGTGGGAGTCGTGCTTTGAATGCGACGCTATTACCCCACGTGATCCACGAACGCTTAAATGTTTTTTTGAGGAGGAATGTCATGAAATCTAATCCATACGATTTCTTTTTCTACGATAGAAACGGAAAAGGTATCACCATGAAGCAGTGGTGCGTTGAGTCCAGTAGCAAGTATGCTTTCAGAAAGGAAGTAACTGTTAATGGATTAAGGATTCTTACTAAGTGGACTGGCGTTGACGCACCAGAATACGACTGGATGGTTAAGAACCAGTTCAGTATTAGTAAGTGGAAGCCCAGTCACCGGGCTCGAGTCTTCGTCTCATACATATGGAATGAAGACAGCGAAATCGTAAAGTCTCAGCGTTACATTACGATTGAGCAAGCATACGAGGGTCATCACAAGTTAGTAGCGCAAGTTGAGGCTATGGACTTTGGGGTGTACCATCAACCAGTAAACCAATTGGAGGAAGTACATGGCTAAAAAAGTTACGCAAACTCTCAAGGCTCACCTAGCAAAGAACACCATCTTTGAAAAGGGCGGGGCTTGGTTGTTAGAAATCACAATTCAAACTGAAGGTCATAACATTCATGATCTAAACACACGCACAGCTTGGGCTAACCCATCAGCTGCTAAACGTTATCTTAAGTCGGTTGTACTCGATAACACACCACGCAAGTCAATCAAGATGGCTGTTACAAAAACAAATGATGCTGATAAGCCTCTTACTCTTGAGGGCGAACTAACCTATAAGGTTGACTCAGGTCTATAAATAAAATTACCCCCAGCCTTTAAAGCAAAATGTGAGTTGCTAAGGCTGGGGGCATTTTTATGCCTATTTACTTTTGATTATCTTTAATCAGTTTCACTTCGCATGCGTCTGTTGTGCAATACATCTCACCAATAGCGTCGGCCGCCATACCTGCATACACTCCGCTAAAGTCAATCGGCATCAGTTTCAATCTTGCGTCTTCGAACTTTTTCTCTGTAATTTGAGTGTAAGGCATCTGCGGATAAGTCTCGTTCCCCATAGGTAGGAAGGAAACGGTTTTGAGTTGTCCGTCAAACATATGTAGGACTGTTCCTACATCATCCCTTTCAGTCTCTGCATTAAATGATACGGTCACAGATACTGAGTTGTCTGACCAATGTCGCTGTGCTGTAGCAGCCAATGACACCTTCTCATAAATTGATACATCTTTCTCTGATCGCTTAGCTGAGGACTTGATTGGGAAGAACACCACTGATGTTGTCTTTGGTGATTCACTTGCCTTCTCAACTCGATAGTTAGCCATCTTAAACAATGGGAGCATAGGGTCTTCGTTACTAAATCGAATAGCACGATCAAAGTATTCTCCGCCCGGTGTCCAGTGAACTCCCGGTGATTCTCCCGCCAGGATCGATACTGTTCCTGATGGCTTGACTGTTGTGGTCTTGATTGACTCACGAATACCTAGCCACTCTGAATACGTTGTGTCGTACTTCTTGATTACTGCGTAACCTTCGTCCATCCAGTTACGAAGTATTGGCAAACCGTTGATGTCTGCGAAGTTAGCAACGCCTGACATCGATGTACCAATGCGACGGTTACGTTGCATGATGGCGTTAGTCTCTTCCCAGTGGGTTGGGAGCAGAGTTACAGTCTTTGCGTATAGGTAAGCAAACTTAAGTGTGCGCTTGTAGTCCTCTAAGTTGTCGTGACGGTTTAGGTATGTCTCAACCAAAGTACACATCTCGAATGACTCTAGTGACTGCTCAGCACATGGGTTGTACCCAGCTACACGCCAGTCCTTATCGTTAGCAGGATCAATCAAACGACCATACTTACGGCTTACATCCATCCAAACAACACCCGGTTCTCCGTTGTTAGCAATACCGTCGACAATACCTGAAAGATCAGCGCCCACGGATGCTTCAATTGAGTTGTTGGACATCCACGCCCAACCAGGACTAGCAGGATCGTAGGAGTTGCGCTCAGGGAATACAGCAGCGTTCTTTAAGTTGAGGAAATCTGGGTCATCCAAACGACCAATCAATAACTCTGCTGAACGACGGACGTTACCTGATACAACGCATACACCAATCATGTTGCCAATGTCTGCAATGTCACGACGAGTTAGTGTCTGACCAGCGCGACCCTTAAACAATGAGTGAATGTGGTTGTGAAGCTTTAAGAGTGGTTCGTGTCCTGCGGCTGTTCCGCCGAAGGTTTTGATTGGGGTTCCTGCTGGGCGGATTTCGCTGTAATCAAAGCCTGCAATCTTCTGATCTGGTCGGAGGTAAGAATTGATGACTGCTGTGAGGGACTCAACCCAGCCTTCTCTAGTGTCTGCAATGACGGTAAGTGTTTCAGGTTCTTTTGGCTCATAGATTGTAAATTCCTTGTCTGCTCCCTTATCGTCAAAGCCAACGCCCACTCCGAGCATTGAGGCTTCCATAAGAAATGCGAATGGTTTTGCTGGATCGTTTTTTGTCATTGAAGATGTGCTAACAAAAGCACAGTTCTGTAAAGCAGCGGAGTTCTTTTGCTCGTTGACAATTTGAGTTCCCATTACCCACAGCCCACGTCCCGGTGGTGACCACTTCAAATGAAACAAACGGTCGAAGGCTTCCTTTGCTGATGCTTGAGCCTTGGCGTCTGACCAAGGAAGTCTCTGGGACTTAGCGTGATCCTTTTGAAGGGAGTACATGCCATTGATGACTCGCTCGCATACATCTACCCAAGTCTCCTTGGTTCCGTCCTCTTTTAGTCGGGAGTAAGTTCTTAAGAAAGTAATCTCTCCCACTGAGTTTCCTGCCGCATCTTTGTAACCCCAAGGAACTGTCTTACCCTTGTATCCAGTTACAAACTCATCTGCTAGGCGGAAACTCAAATTCATCATTTTCTCTTTTCTTGTCGTATGGAAAGGTAATTTTACTCAAGCGGACCTTACACTTCATGACGTGTTAGGACAACTTTTATGCTTATCTAGCGTCGGTATAGGTTCATGGTTTAAAACACGAACATATCCGATATGTTTATTCTTCTATTGCTTGCTTAATTATGGTCGTGGTGTCCTCTTCACTGATCCCACCGTTAGGTATTTCTTTTAAGATTTGAGCTTTCTCGCCAAATATTTGAGACAAAACTCCAGCGTTTCCTTGGCGCTCTACGGTCATTCTAATGAACTCTCGCGAATCGTCCAATTCTTTAGTTGTTTTAATTAATTTAAACAAACGATCAATCTCTTGGCTAACATTTGGGTCAGCGTACCCGCCGTTCATTTCTTCAGCAAATCGCATAAAAGCAACTCTTTGCCCCTGCATTTCGATGATTGCGTTAATCAAACTCTTAAGTTGATCTTTAGTCTTTACTTCAATAGGGAGTTTAAATGCACAAGTATTTTGAGGTTTAAACGCTGGGCAATTTGATGCAATAAAGCACGTGTCGCACTGTCGCAAACTTGTGTCATGTGTACGAATTACTGGAACATCTTTTAGTACGTCGTTACCTGAATCATCTCGTTCAACAATGGTCTTTATTTCAAATCCAAAGACAGGTAAATTGCCCATTTCTTCTGGATTTCTAGGTTGAAGTTTCCGCATCTCTACCCCCAACCTATCCGATACTGCGGGTACGTTTTCCGCATAATCTTCACCAGCTGGATCTTCAAACATATCGGATATGTTGCCCACTTTGGTTAACCTCGTCTCTAATTGGTCAAAAGACCAAACTGCTAATTTACAAAGTTCTTCTGAATCATCTCCGACTATCTTGTCAAAGTCTAAACCAGCCTTTTCGTACACGGCCTTGTGACGTGGACGAGCTTGCTCTTTCATGCTCTTTGGGTAGCGTACCAGTCTGGTTCCGTCCCAGACGATAGTTTCTCCACGAGTCATTGGCGATAGCCACGAAAGTGTTGCTGCGCTTTCCACAGGCACCTGACGCAAGTTGTCTGGTCGGGCTGTACCCAAAGCGTGAAAGCGGCTTCCTTCTGTCCTTACAAGCCTCTGTGTGACTCCTGATAGCCACGTGTGATCTTCTAGGGACTCACCGGGAAGGGCTACATCCAAGTACTTGGCGGTTAGTTCGCCTAACCCCTTTTGACCAGTTTGAGGGTTCCAGACAGGCAAGAACTTGGCTGGTGGCATTTCCGCCCAGACAGTTTCTCGTTGATCTCGAACAAAGTCAGGGCTTACTTGAAAGTGGTTAATTTCTGTGAATTGGTTAAGGCGTTCAATATTGTTGACTATAAACTCTTCATAATCAGCGGCAAACTCTTCCAGCTCTGTGCGGCCAATCTCTTGGGCTCTTGGTATTCCGGGGTGAACCAGAATGCTCATGCCTTCTGGAAAATAGTTCTCTAATAAATAAATCTTGGTCTTGGGTAAGCCCCGTTTAACTAAACGCCAGTAACTTACGCCAACAGACGTGGCTCCAGCTGAGCCTAAAAGGATGCGATTGCTAGGGACTTCTGCCCCAAGGTAAATAATCTTCACTTACGGGGGTCTTCCAAGTACATATCCGCCTGTTTATTCAGTTCTGCGGTTATGTCTCCCCAGCTTTTTCTTCCTTCAATGCTGTCGGGTCGAAACTTATGATCAATATAAACTGGATCAAGGAATAAAAGTACCCTGAAACCGTGTTCTAGTAGTTTGGTAGAAAGTGCGGGGTCTGAAGTAATTACATAATCAATAGGACCTTGAGAACGGCACCACTCTGCTTGTCTAAATGGGTCGTTATCTCCACCGGGAACAACCCCAACAAGGTTGTCTATCTTTCCCATGTTATTTTGCTTAAGCCAATGATCCGCTTTTTCTTTGTCTTTAGCAAGGAGGATTACGGCAAGTGTTTTTTGCAGGGTACGGGTGAGTCCTAGCCCTGGTGTAATCGCTAC